AGCTAATTTACTAAGCAGCTGAAAGTTTTCAGCGTTTAGTTGTTTGATTTCTGGCTCAAATGCTTCCCACAAACCTAAATCAAGTAATGTTTCTGCCATGACTTCCGGTGTGTTTGAATACAAGAAAGCCGTCTTTGCTTCTAAAGACATTTCTTGCCAAACCCCGGCGGAATCTAAAACTTCATACATTGTGATTGAAAACTCATCCTGCAAGATCGCTTGCTTGTCACCCCAAGCCATGCCTTCCCACCAGCCGTTTGCAACCGCAGCCTCGCCAATCACTCTTTTAGCGTTAGAATCTAGATCCGCATCATGCACGAGCAACTTCAAATCGTTCCATGTTTGCGCATCTTTTGTTGCTTCTATGACGACTTCATTCACGTTCGATTTGACTTCACCCGTTTTCTCGTCCAGCACAAGATCATTCCAAGTTTGAGCTGCACTTCCTAAACTACTGTTTAGCTCATCTGCCATCCATGCAGTTTTTTCGGCATTTCTTGTTGCATTGATGGCCAGCTGACGGCTCATGTTTTCTGCGTTCTCAATGATTTGCTTGTTATTTGCAATCATATGCTGACTTGCTTCACTGGTAGCGTTGATCAGCTGCCCATTTGCCAAATATACCTCATTGATCAATTCCGGATATTTTGACGTGATAGCAGCCATTTGCGCATCAAAACCATCGATCGTTGTCTGATTGATCTCATCCCAAGCGCCAAGAAACTTCTGCGCAAACTCACCTTCTAGGCTATACCCCAAGGCTTCCAAGTTGCGCTCCATGTCTTTTCTCAACTCATTAGAGTTTTGAACTGCGGCTTGTCTTTGCTGACCGAGCGCTTGAAGCCAAGACTTAGATTGCTCTTTTGTTGCATTATCAACATCAGCATTCATCGCATCTAAGATTTTTGACTTCTCTTTTGCAGATAAATCCAATGTTTCGACATAGGCTCTCGTCGTGTCTTTTGCAAGATCGCGAATAATCTTGTTTTCTGCAACACTTAACTCTCGATCATGCTTTGCAGCATTCGCTTTAATGTCGCTAATCCGCTGAGTGTTTTGTTGCACGATTTCCAGCGCATTCTCGGCGGCTTCAATCTCTCCCTCGACCATACTGCGCATTGCAGCATCGAACGCTTCCGGAAGCTCGTCAAGCAATCCTTTTAGCCCTTCGATTTTACGAGAAAGCGAATCCTCAATCGTCCGTCCGATTGATTCCACACTTTCAACCATTCTTGCAGAATCAACTTCGAATCCTTGAGCCATCATCCCGAACTGTCCAGCTGCTGCCTCAGTATCATTTTTTACCGAGGATAGTGTTTCGTGTGTTACCGTGCCGACGTCCGTCCCCCATTCACGAGTTCGGCTCGCCGAAGCGATTGCCTCTTTCCCCCACGTTTGATAGGCTATCGCACCCACGCCAAGTGCTGCCACCGTTAAACCTAACGGAGATGTCACAAGACCAAGCGCTTTAGCAAAAAGTCCAGTTCCGCCCTTAGCTCCTAAAATAGACGTCGTAAACCAATTTGATTTATCTGTTGCATCCGCGACTTGCGAAGCTAACTGTACCGTACCATCGCCAGCAACAGCCAATGCCGTTTTTTTCGCTTTCAAGGAGCCGGATAGTTCGCCGATTTTTTTAGCAAATGATCCGACTGACGAAATCCCTCCGCCGATCGTGCCTAAGAAAGATCCTGTCGCTGTAACAGCCGGTCCGATCGCTGCCGTATACAACAATGTTTTAACGATTGATTCTTGGGTTTCCGGACTAAGTTCTGTAAAACTCTTCGCTAGATCTGCCAATGAGTTGATCAGCGGTTTGGAGGCACTGACCGCACTTCCTAATGCATCCAGAAACGGTCCGCCCATATCAATAGCAACATCTTTCAGTTGGTTTTTTACAACGCCCAATTTATGAGCCACGGTTTCTTGCCTGATCGCATATTCATCGGACAATGCAGTACCTTCGTTAAACGCGTCATTCCCCATGCGTATCGCATCGCCAAATAGCTCCGAAGCGTTCGCTCCGCGAAGCAATGCATCACGCAATCGAACCTCGCTGATCCCCATATCGTCCAACACTTTAATCGTAGAGCTTCCTTGTTCCTCGGCTTTTGACAAGCCGACGACAAATTCCATGATTGCCTCTGCCGGATTTTCTTTAAAGAGATTTGCAAACTGATCGCTAGTCATGCCGGCAACTTCTGCGAATTCTTCCAAACTCGTTTTGGAGTTATCCGCTTCTTTGTACATTTTTCTCAGCTCGGCAGATGTAAAGCCCATTTCATTTGCCACGGAGGTTAGCTCTTTGCCGCCGTTTCTTACTGCTAACGTCAATCGTTCCCACGAGACACCTTGATCTTCGGCGTGTGCTTTTAGTTCATCAAAGGCACCTATTCCGGTTTCTGTCGCCAACTGCATTTCGATCATAACTTTCGAAAAGGCTGTACCGCCGGCTTGTGCCTCAATTCCGACACTAGATAGAGCAGCCGCAAAACCAAGGATTTCCCCCTCAGTCATACCAACCTGCGCCCCGGCAGCAGCAAGGTTCATTGCTAAGTTACCAATTTCTGCCTCAGTTGCAGCAAAATTGTTCCCTAATTCGACCAGGGACGATCCAAGATTTCTAAACTCTGTCTGCGGCATATTTGTGATATTCGCCAAACGTGCTAAAGCAACAGCGGCATCTTCCGCACTAAAGACAGTCGTTTCGCCTAACATGATCATCGTTTCGGTAAAATCAACAACGTTTTGGGTTTCGATCCCTAATTGCCCAGCTGCCTCAGCAACGCCCGCAATTTTTGAATGACTTGAGTGGTATGTACTTGTTAGCTCACGCAAGCCCGCTTCCAGCTCATCATAGGAGTAGACGACCTTTCCATTACTATCGACTACCTCGTCGTTTGTCTTCATAACACTAGCAAAGTCTGTCTCCCAGTCCATCGCTGCTTTTGTCACTAGACCAACTCCTGCCATGATCGGTGCTGTGACACCGAGGGAATACTTTTTCCCGAAATCAGTCATTCCATCGCCGACCGCTGATACTTTTCCCCCGAATTGCATTAATGCATCACCGCTTTTGGTCCAGTTTGATTCACTGATTGCGATCTGCCGACCAAGCTCGTTATGCTGATTTGTCAGACGTTCAAGCTCTGCGACCGTCTTGTTGACGGCAGCCTCAGCACTTAACAACTGCGTTTTTTGATCAGCTGTTGCACTGTTGACATCACCGATGCTTTGCGTCAAGCCGTCATATTTTTCACGTTGTTTTGCCAGCTGCGCTGTATAATTTTCAATCGCTTTTCCGGTCAAGTTATATTGCGCTTTTTGATTATTGATATTTTTTGAATTATTGCTCCACGCCGTTTCTTGCACTCTCATCGCACTATTGATTGCCCGCATCTGTGTTTCTAAAACACGTGCGGACTGTTGAAAAGGATCAACGTTTAGACTAGCTGTTGCGACTAAATTTCCGATATTCGTTGACAAGGTTTCGCCTCCTTCCTACATAAGCATCGCTAAGAAATCCTCTGTGAGTTCTTGTGTTGGTTCTTGTTCGCTAAACAATTCATTGAAAATATCTAAATCCTCAAGCGTCATGTTCAAAACTTCCGGCAACTTATAACCGTTTTGCAACAATGACTGCATGATCTTTTTTAGTGATTGCAGCGCCTCTGTTGGGCTTACTGCTTTTTTTCTTCTTTTTCGGTCCCTTTTTCATCAATCCTGCCACCAAGCGCTAGAAGCAAAATATCCTCAATCATTGATCGATTTTTCATATCAAGACCATCTAGTAACTGATCAGCAGAAAATTGATTGCCGAAAATTTTTGCTATCGTTTGTGCTAAATGCTTTTGCAAGACTTCAAACTCTTCCGGGTCTTTTAACTTTTCGGGATCTTTGTAATAGTTATCTCTTACAACTTGATGCTGCATCGCGAATATGTTTTCTTTCAAAGTAAAACGTTGTTTACTGTATTTTTTTTCTTCACCGTTGATAAGTAATACTAGTTCGATCATTGTGATTCCTCCTTAGATAAAAAAGAGAGGGAATTTCCCTCTCTAGGCTTGCGGAATTTGAATTCCACGAAATACTTTTTGTCGGAACTTAGCTAAATCAAAATCTGGGCTGTCTGCACGAGCAATAATGTGTGTGATTCCATCGTTTCGCGGCTCAAAGTTACCAGTCACCGAATCCGGTTGACCAGTCGGTGTCTCCGCTCGCGTATTCAAATCAACCCCACCGGGCATAAATTTCCCTTTCACTAAGCCGAACCATACAAATTGTCCTGTGTTAAGCCGAGAACGGAAAATATGCGCCGTATAAGGAATGATCATGTCCGTAGAATAGATCTCCATGCCGTCTTCCAAATCGATTCCGTGTAAAACCGCCTTATGCTCGGACTTGATATCCGCATTACCGATCGTCAAAGCTAATCCAGAAATCCCTCCATCTAAGATCGCCCATAGGCCGTCATCTGCTTGAAAAGTACCTGTATTAAAAGTTAAAGCCAACTGTGCTGACGTTAGCCCGGGGATTCGTGTCGGTTCACCGATCACACGATCTGTTTCGTCTAACTTCGCTACTTCCCAGTTGTCTAAACCGATTTTCACGGTATTCGTTGTTTCTGCCATTTTGTTATTCCTCCTCATAGTTTTTCCAATCAAAAAACCGATATTTTCTGTTGTTCATCAACAGATCAATATCGGTATCTTGGTATCTAGGATTTTCGTTTGCTGTGTAATGCGTAAACTCATTGCTTTTCAGCACGTGATCAATGCATCGCTTGATTTGATATGCCTCAGTGTCCGTGTGACACCAAAACGAAATCAGGACCCTTTGTTCTTCTGATCGTGCCGCATCATCAAAGTAGGATCCGTCACTTTCAAAAATCGGACTTATCCGGAGAAACGGCGCATGCTCCTTCTTACAAAATAGCGGCGGTATCTCATGTTTCCAGATTCCGTTTTCTCCATCCTCAAAAGGCTCTAAACGCAAATTTTCCAGAAGCTGTATTAAACCAGACGATCCGCTTAAAAGTTGATACACTCTCGTTTCAATATTCATAGCTTCAACCCTTCTTTGATCTTATCTGCATAAATTTGTTGCGCGACTGGTGTAGCTTGCGCGATCGTTTGCTCTTTAAAATTCTGTGCCGCTTGGTAAATTGTGCCAGTATCCGGATACTTGACCCGCCAACCAGATCTTTTGCCATATCCAATATCTTTCTCGATTTGACCTTTCGCTCCACCCTTAAAACCGCTAGTTGCCACATCCCCTTGCATCTCCCCACCATCAACTGGCGTATTGACTTCTAAAATTTGTGCAGTCTTGTCTGCAACTTCCGTGACAGCTTCGCGTGCAACACGCTTATTTTGGACCTGCAACTTGTGGATGTTGGCCAGGATCTCGTCTAGTCCTTCCGGCATTACTTAACCACCTCCACCGTGATCATCAGCATATCTTTCGATTGCCAATCCTCTTCTATATCAATGATTCGATACACACGATCACGCCATTTGATATACTTTTCGTCTTCAATGTCTTTGCGAAAACGAATATAAAAAGTTCGCTTGTTACGTCTTTTTTTCAGTTCTTCGATCTTGTCCGTCGATCGATCGCGGAATTCTTTTGTCGTTGCTTTCGCTACTTCTGCCCAACAAAAAAAGCGCTCTTTCTCTTTTTTGATAAGATCGCCGTTTTGGTCCTTTTCTTTTTTGTATTCAATGAAAAAAATTCGCTCATTCAAGTTACGAGTGAACATCCTCCATCACTCCCTTTGCTCGTAGCTGGTGAATAATGTTTACGACACCATTCGCCATTTCGTGACGAAATGTATCAGCCGATACGCCTCGATGCTCGTACTCTTCTTTTGCTTGCTTTTTGACTGCTAAGTGAAAGCGAGGATCACACCAAAAGTCACACAAAGGAAGCTTTGAGCTGATCGCATCCATGACTTGCAACGCCACCGCATCTAGGAATTCCTTGATCAGCTCATCTTCGTAATTATGGTCCACTTTCAGATAGTTTTTGATTTGCTCAAACTCTTCGCCTTTCAAAAGAGAAGAGTAGCTTGTTCTATTCTTCATCTTTCTTTTTTTTCTTTGGCGCTGCTTTCTTTTTCTTTGGTTTGTCAGCCGAAGAATCTTCTTTTGAATCTTCCGATACTGCTTCTTGTTCTTCCTCTTCTTTTGGATCCGGAGGCGGGGTCATATCAACGACCACGACCTCCTCTACAATATCCTCCACAATTTCAATGTGTTCAGGGTATTTTTTGAATCGTTTGCTGTAATTCTTTTCTTTCTCAACTTTGTCATCGATTTTATAAACCGT